TATGACCAAAGATGTAACAATCTTAGTAAACGAAAGCGGAATTGAATCCGCAAAAACTAAACAAGCCAGAGCTTCTGGCATTTTCATTGTAACCGACATAAATGATTTATTGGAGAAACCAGATGTCAACACCTTTACCTAAGTGGACAGATGAGCGCACTGATGCGCTTGTTGCGTTCGTGGGGAGCGAAACCCCAATTAGTCAAGCAACAGTATCAGCAGCTGCTGATGAGCTTGATACTACAACTCGCTCTATTTCGAGCAAACTTCGTAAGATGGAGTACGAAGTTGAATTAGCTTCTTCAAGCTCAGCACGGGCTTTTACAGACGAGCAAGAAGCTATACTTTCAGCCTTTGTTACTGAAAACGAAGGAACTTATACTTATGCAGAGATTGCAGAGCATTTCCAAGGAGGAGCTTTCAATGCAAAGCAAATTCAAGGAAAAATTCTTTCCATGGAGTTAACAGACTATGTTAAACCTGCTCCTGTTCGTGAATCAGTAAAAACTTATTCTGATTCAGAAGAGCAGCAGTTTATATCTATGGTACAAGAGGGAGCTTTTGTAGAAGCAATCGCAGATCAGCTTGGTCGTTCTGTAAATTCAATTCGCGGTAAGGCACTATCTTTATTGCGAGCTGGTTTGATTGACGCAATTCCACGTCAAGAAACTACAAAATCTTCTACAGCAGTAGATCCATTGGCAGATGTAGCTGTTGGAGACATGACTGTAGAGGCAATTGCCGATGAGATTGGCAAAACTACTCGAGGAGTAAAAACTATGCTTACTCGACGAGGGCTAACAGCTGTAGATTATGATGGGGCTGCTAAAAAAGCAAAAGCAACAGCTTAATCTATTAAGGTACTTATGTGAATCTAGCAAGTGCTTTGATAAAACAAGTGCTTGTGTGCTATGACTTTGAAACATGGAGTCAAGTACACAAGCATTACCTTCCTTCCGAGTATCATTCTTTATACTCAGCTATCGATCATCATTACGAAACATACCACAAGCTCCCTACTTTACCCGAGTTAGAGCTATCAATAAGAGATACAAACACTAAAAATAAGTTGTTTGCAGTCAAAGAGATCGAAGTAGATGTAGAACCTTACATGCTACTTCAATTTCTTAAAAATGAGTATACTCAAAAAGAAATACTTATTGCGCTTGAAGACTATGTTGATAATTCTATAGCATTTGAAGATGCTGAAGAAGCAGTTACGCATCTTTATGAAATTGCTCAAAAAGTTGAAGATAAAGTAGACCTTCAAGATCCTCAAGAAAGTATGCAATCAATTACTCTTCATGAGAGCGATGAAGATATTCGTAAATACTTGCCTCTTGGTCTAAATCATAACTATGACCATGAAATACAGTTTTCTCCCCGCGATCTAATATTAGTAGGAGGACGGAGAGGTGCTGGTAAGTCTATTGTAAGTGCAAATATTGCAAATTCTGTCTATCAATCAGGAAAGTCTGCAATCTATTTTACTATAGAAATGGACAGTCGTGCCATACTTCAGAGATGTTGTTCTATTGCTACAAATGTTCCTTTTTCACGTTTACGCACGAAGAATCTAAGTGTAACAGAGTGGCAAACAGTCGCGGAATGGTGGGCAGATAGATTTATTGACGGACAGAATAAATTAAAAGAATATCGGGAAGAACGAAACTTTGATAAGTTTCATACAGAGCTTTCAACTAAGTGTGACCTTGTGCCAGATCGTCAAATAGATGTTGTATATGATCCAGCTCTTACAATTCCAAAAATACGAACAGAGCTAGATAAAAAGATAGCTAGAGGCAATGTTGGAGTAATTATTGTTGATTATATTAATCAAGTAAAACGATCAGCAATGCCCTCTAGAGGAGGACAATATGACTGGACGGAACAAATAGAAGTTAGTAAAGCACTAAAGTCTATGGCTCAAGAGTATGAAACCACAATATTTTCTCCGTATCAAACAGATGCAACAGGGGAAGCAAGATTTGCAAAAGGCATACTTGATGCCGCAGATGCCGCATATACTATAGAAGCATGGGATCAAGAAGATGAATGTATATCACTGAACTGTGTAAAAATGAGAGCTGCATCTATGAAATCTTTTACTTCAACAATGAACTGGGAAACCCTAAAGATTGGACCAGAGACTGCATTAAATCCAAAGGAAAAAGAAGCAAATGCAGGAAAGACTGGAGAAGAGATTAATGATCTTTAAAAATACTTCTTGACAAATAGTTTAAAAGTACGTATAATACAGAATTATGGAAATCAAAAAAGGAGAACAAATGATTGTTCAAGGCAGTATGAACTATACACCAAGCGGGAGAAAAATGAAGAGACCCTGGCAAACCCGAAGACGACAACAAGTATGGCATTGGAGAACAGTAAGTATGCCCATGTACAGAGAAGATGGTGACAAATACCCTTCTGCAAAGTTAGGCTCTCCTGTCGCAGATGAGACAGCCAAGAAAAAATATTATACTAGCTCACATACTATTGCACCTGCGTACAACAAAGGCGCTTATCAAGTTATAAGCAAAGAAAATATTAAGGATATTGGTAGATAAATGTGCCCTAGACCTGATCCCCCAGAAAAAAGATGGAAACCTTTTAAACCTGCTAATACTGAAGTTTATGTTGACTCTGTAAAGTATGAGATGACAGAGTTTATTAATTTAATAATTGAAACAGGAACTTACAAAGATTTGGCAGCAAGGCTTGATACTAGTATTTATAAACTTAAAAAAGCAATAGCAATATATTTACCAGAAGTTGCAAAAAATAAACGTAAATATCCTTTGCGTACAAAACTTTTGCTTCTTGACGATAGAATGTACTGTAAAAAGTGCAATACTATAAAATATAGAAGTGCTTTTTCGTTGGGAGTTGGACCAGAGAATTTAAATCATATGTGTAGACAGTGCAACACAAAAGCAGTTATGAAAACGAGTATAAACCGAGGCAAGACCCGAGAATCGATGTATGAAATTGCTGGAGGAATATTTCCTAAGCATGAAGGAAGCAAGCTTGGAGCCAGTGCTGGTCCAAGAGTAAAACGATCACATTACGCTTATCATGATGGAGCTAATAGTTGGTACTGGTCAACAAATAAATGAATGTAGAAGAACTTCTAACTGAAAAAAATATTCATTATATACCTAAAGGTGCGGACTGTGTTGTTAGGTGTTTAAATCCTGAACATGACGATCGAAATCCTAGTATGAGAATTGATCGTATAACAGGAATTTTTAATTGTTTTTCCTGTGAGTACAAAGGAAATATTTTTACTTTATTTGGAGAGAAACCAAATCAATTACAACTGAAACGCGAAAAGTTAAAAAAACTTATTAAACAGAAGATGGCGGAGAGTGTTGGTTTGGTTTTTCCTTCAAATAGTACAATGTATCAAGGAAACTGGAGAAATATTAAGCCAGAGACATACAAAAAGTTTGAAGCATTTCAAAATGTTTCCCCTGATTTTGTGTCACGATTGAATTTTCCTATCAGAGATATAACAGGAAAAATAGTTGCATTTAATGGAAGGCATACTGGAGGAGGACTTCCAAAGTATATGATAACACCTCCAGGAGCACAAATGCCTTTCTTTCCAACAATTAAACCTATCAAGAGCACCGCAATATTAGTAGAAGGTATATTTGATATGTTAAATCTTCATGATAAAGGCCTTACAAATGCTATATGTTGTTTCGGAACTCAAAATATTAATAAAGAAAAACTCTCAATGTTGAAGATACAAGGAGTACATGAAATAGATATATTTTTTGATGGTGATGATGCAGGACAAAAAGCTGCTGAGAAGGTAAAAGAGATGTGCGATGATATTGAATTACCTTCAAGAAATATATTTTTGGAGGCAACAGATCCAGGAGCACTACAAGAAACACAAATAATTAAATTGAAGGAAAAATTATATGCCTAAAGTTGCATTAATAGAAACTAAACCGAGTCGGACGGATTTCCGAAGAGAATTTGAGGGAGCATTTGATTTTGATCAATATCAACTTTGCTCTCGTGATATTAAAAAAGTATTAAAACGAGACTGTGATATTGATATTAATATAGACGCCTACGATTGGCTAGTGTTAGTAGGCAGTGATGCTCTAAAATACTTTACAAAAGTTAACTCTGTTACAGAATATTCTGGAAAAAGAATAGATGAAAAGTTTTTACCAATTATTAATCCTTCTATGCTAGCTTTCAAACCCGAAGCAAAACCAACATGGGAAAATTCAAAGAAAAGTATTGTCGAGTATATCTGTGGAGGAAAAGAAGACACAATAATTACTGACGAACAGGCACGAGGAATACAAGACACAGAGGAAGCTAATGAGTGGTTACGTACTTGCATTGATGCTAGACCTACACACGTCGCACTTGACTCAGAAACCACAGGACTGTGGCCTAGAGACGGGCATATTATTGGTATTAGCATTTCTTATGATGGTAAAAATGGTGTTTATATAGATACAAACTGTTTTAACATAAGAACAGAAGTATTACTTCAAAAACTCTTTAATCACACTACAGTGATTTTTCATAATGCAAAGTTTGATATAGCATTTTTTGAGTACCATTTTAACTTCGAGTTTCCTCAATTCGAAGATACAATGCTATTACATTATTTAATAGATGAAAATCCGGGAACACACGGATTGAAACAACTTGCTATGAAATATACTCCATATGGAGATTATGAAAAACCTATGTATGATTGGATTGATGAATATAAACGATCGCATGGT